TTAACATCTTCGTCCTCCTCTCCTGCATCCTCTTTGGGTGATTTGGTAGCTGGGGCAGGCTTTGATTGATTTTTCAACCACTCGTCAATTTTGGATAATGGAATCATGTTGTTGATTGCGATGAATGGTTCGTCGGCGTAAGGGCTTGGATCAGGATCAAAATTCTCTTTCTGGCGGACCATGTTTATAGTCATTGCCCCAATGCCAGTCATAATTTTATAATAATTTGCACGATCTACACTATTACCCCGAAGCATTGCGTCAAAATTATGACGAAAATACATTTCTTGAATATATTTCTGATTATATGTGAGCAATTGGAGATCGAAATTCTGCTCAAGATTAATCGCTACCGGCAATAAAGAGTCGGTTACGTAGCTGATATTTTCGGCCTCGATATTGTTATTGGTAGACCTACTCATGTCCTTCAGGCGATGTGGAGGAAGGTTAAACCATCGCGCTATTTCAGGAATTTGAAACTCTCGACCTTGAATAAACTGAGCATCTTCAGGCGGAATCCCGATTTTCTCAATCTTCATCCCCTCTTGGAGCAGCATTACCCTGTGAGCGTTTGATAAGCCTTCGTATTCCGCCGCAAATGCCTCTCGGAATCCTTTGGGATCTTTAAGGGTGGTTGGATGGGATACGGTGATTCCAGGGTGAGTGCCTTGGCCGAAAAATAATGCGCCAAAGGTTTCCATTGCCATCCCAAGTCCGATTGATTTACGGGCCATTGAGATTACTGAGTAGCCTTGATAGCCGTCGAATCCGAGGCCGGGAATATGGAGGATCTTGTCACGGGTGAATTTGTATGTTTGGGAGTCTACCTGGATCTCGTAGATTAACTGGCCTTCTTCCATTGTAATGCGGACTCGGTTGGGAGTAATAGGCCAGAGTTCGGTTATTTCCCCGTAACCGTTACGGACTTTCTCAGCGAAGCAATTTCCCCAAGTAAGTAGATGGGCAATCATTACAGACCGGCCTACTTGAGCTGTCATGATCTTATTGAACGAGGAATGGAGGCAATGATATAGGCGTTTCTCTGTGACCTTGATGGTCTTATTGGAGTCGGTGCGGCACAGGTGAAGGGGGAGAGTAGATAATGCCCCTGCATAGAGGTTTACCGCATTCCACACAGCAGAATAGGTGAGGGCGGTAGCTTCGTTTACATTGGAGCCTGATACATCCTGAGAGCCGATTAAATTCCATAGACTCGGATTCCAACTTTTAGGGTCAGAAAGCGAGAGGTTGAGAAACTTAGGTCTGGGTAATCTCCCAACAATCGACAATTTTAATACATAACCTTCACGCCTTCCCTAGAGCATTTCCTGTAGGTTAATCTTGGGTACATTCTGGCCGAGAAGGGTGGGATCAAGAGCGACATGAGCATCCACGTTCGGTTCATTTACGACGAATCCGTGTTCCGGTTTGTTCTCCGGATCGACGGTCAGCCTGTGCGTGCATCCGCGTTGACCCCGTACAAGGGTGGAGCAACCGCAACTCAGTCGCATTTCATCGCACTGGAAACCCGTTCGTAATTATTAACCCTTAACTCCGGGGACTAACCCTCCCCGGACTTCCTAAAAGGAGGATTTACAATGAATGGCTTCAATCCTGAAAGCAACCCGATTGTCATGGGGCATGAGCCTTGCGCGGCCAATGCTCTTGCTGACACTTCCGCATGGTACGACATGAGCAAATCCGATGGGGTTTACATTGTCGTTGAGCATTATCGTGGGGCTGATACCTCCGTTGTTCTGACTGTTCATGAAGGCGCAACCGCTGCTGGTACTACGGCAATCACTACCGGCGCAGAGTTTCCGATTTGGGTAGCAACTTCCGCCCTGACTGATGCAACTTTGGTTCGTCAGACGGATGCACTGACCTACACCATCGACACGGCAACTTACACCGGCTCTCAGATCGTGGTGTTCTACATCGACGGCTCCATCCTGACCAATGGATACCGCTACATCCAGTTGGGTGCGAGTGGTGGTAACGCGGCATCCATCATCTCGGTTATTTACATTCCCAAGGGAATCCGGTTTGGTGGGGATCAGGCTCTTTAATCCATAATTGGCGAGGGAGAGGGGAATAATAATTAATTTCTCTCTCCCAATCCAAGGAGGCAACAATGTTAAGAGAAGAAATGTTGTGGGTAAAAGCGGAAATTGCGGAGGCGATTGCGAAAATCCCCGTTCCCGAAACCCCTAAGCCGGTTGAGATTGATATTGACGGGATTGTTAAACTGGTCCTCGATAAAATCAAACTTTCTACCCCTGTGGTAGCAGCCGAGATCCCTAAAAAGGGAAAGGAGAAATAATCCATGTCTAGAAATTACAGTCCTTCGACAATCGATGTTCTTGGCGATATCCATTGTGGATTGCGGGTAGAAACGGGCGTATTCGCTGCTGCGACTTACATCAACCACACCACCAACACAGGCCGGTGGGATCTGTTTAACATCTACGGGCGCATCCTTCTCAAGCATCTGTTCATCGAAGCTATCACGGTGTTTGGTGCGGGAGCTTCTGTGATCCGGTACAGTTTTGAATCCACTTCTCCTGTAATCGCTGTGCAGGATATCTCCGGTGCTTGTGCTTCCGTTGCGGCTCTCCCCCAAGGCGGCAGGATCGTGTGGGTAGGTGGGGCAGTTGCCACGGCTGCGGTAATCACGGTTGCGGCAACAGGTGGTGTCTCGGATGTGACTTGTACCGCTCCGCAATACATTGGCACAGTCGGCGGAACAGGTGTAATCGGCATGTTCACCGAAACGGCAACCCTTGCAAGTGGAACGGCGCAGGCAGTTCTCTGTTACGCCCCGCTTTCCGATGGTGCTTATGTGACGGCAAACTCCGCGCCGGTAGTCCCGTAAAGGAGGCTTATCATGGCAGTGTGCCTTCAAACGACAATTCAAGTTTGGAATGGCCTTTCATCCGACGATAAACCTTCTTCGGGAGTCCGTGAAGGCTCAACATTCCACGCAATCGACACAGGTGAGGAATTTATCTTCCACAACAACATGTGGGAGCAAGACCTCAGACGTATAAACGCAATTAAACTCGCGGCAATTTAAACAGGAGGTGTAAAATGTACGGACAGGATGTAAATGGAGTAGGCAGACCTCCACTGATTGATGCAGACCGTAAATTGGTGGTTGTGAATGGTGGTGGTAAATACGCGGATGCGGCAATCAATGGGCGACTGTTCTATTGCGCCAATCAGACCCCGGTAAATACTTCCACGACCCTCAACACTACCTTTGTTGGCTTGGGGATCTGCAACCCCACCGGCAGCGGTAAAAACATCGTTGTGCATGAATTCGGTTATGCTCTAGATCAGGCGAGTGCCGGTGCTTTGGTGCTTGCTCTTGCCACCACAACCGATTCCGGATGGGCTGCGGATCTCACGGTGCGCTGTACCCGTAACGCCTATGCGACTTCCGTGGCTTATGCGTCTGATGGTAGCATTACCATTGTCGCCCCGGTGATCGTGAAAATCATTGCATCGTTTGGTGACTCCGCAACGACCACATGGCCTAACCTTTCCGGCCTCGTTGATCTTGGTGGGTCGATCATCCTTGCTCCTGGGCGTTCGCTTGTTACCGATACCACTGTCGCAACCGGCGCAACATCGATCCAGTTTAGCTTTATGTGGGAAGAGATCGACGCTTAAAATAACTATTTTCAACCTTTCGATGGAGGGTGCTTATAACGGCCCTCCATTACAGGAGTCGCTATGAAACTCCTCCTTGCTATCCTCCTGCTGGCCGGATGCGCGGGTCCGCAATGGTGCAAGACGGTGACAATCCCCGCGCAGGAGATAGCCGTCTGCGGGCCTGGAACGATAGGGCAGTCTGGGAAATACGGCAACTGGATAATCGTGCCTGGATGGATGACCGACCGGGGGATTGAAGTAGATAACGAAATGCTGGGGCATGAAATCCGACACCAATTAAACAGGCAGGATTCTGAATTCAGGAATCCCGATAAATAGTTCCAGAGTCAATTGCCATGATTCAGCTACGCCAATTACATTTGAGAGGGAGACGGGCGATGAGCGAAACTACAAAAGTTAGATTCGATTTATGGTGCATTCTTGGATTCATGCTTTTACTAGGAATGATAGTTTCGGGATTTTTGTACGATGCATTAGCTACTGGTAAAAGGGAGCGTATCATAACAAATCAGATAGTTGAATCTAGGCTGACAAAACTTGAGACAAACTATGTCTACATAATGAATGGTCTTGATAAACTTGAACGTAGCAATGAAAAAGTAGTTGATGCATTAAAAGATCATGAACGTACAACTGCCTCACTTATGAGAGTTAAAAAGTGGAACTCATCGGAATTTAAATCTATGAATCCTAAAAATGAGTAGGAGTTATTATGATTTGCCCATACTGTGGAAGTGATGATGTTGGATGGGACCTGGAGGAGTTTTATTGTTATCGTTGTGGAGGTAGATGGAGATGAAGGAAAATTTCCCCAAGGCATTGCAATTTATTCTCCAATCTGAAGGTGGTTACGTCAATCATCCCAATGACAAGGGTGGCGAAACTAATATGGGGATCGCCAAGAAATTCTACCCTAACGAAGATATCAAAAATCTTACCATCGAACGTGCAGGGGAAATCTACAAATCCGACTATTGGGATAAGGTGAAGGGTGATTGGCTACCTTCCGGAATTGATTATGTAGTTTTCGATTCAGCGGTAAATCATGGGGTAGGTAATGCGGGGAAGTTTCTCCAACGGGCAATCAACAGAACAAACCCAATCACGGTAGATGGAATCATCGGCACAGCAACATTAGGT